ATAAGGTATGAGGCAGATGAGCTTACAGAGTATGAGTTTGGTACAAACAAGTGTGTGTCTTGTGGTAACCCATCTAAAGAAGACTTCTGCGAGTTCTGTTTGAAGGAAGAGTAATGTACACAGTTGAGTTAGAATATGATCATGCATTCATCCGTACCCTTGACGAGAAGGATAGGTTCGAGGATGTGAGTGTGATCATCAGTGATGATGGCCGTGTGTACATGATGCAGTACAACGAAAAGACAAAAAAGAATGACGTTATAGTTATGTCTTTACAACAGCTCGTAGATCTGTATGCTGCAATGGAGAGTCCCGAGGGGGCTTTCAGATTGGAGGTTAATCGTGGCAAACAATGACAACCCACACTTAGCTTGTCCGTACACTGATTGCGGATCAAGTGACGCTTTTAATTGGAATGATGACGGTTTTGGCCATTGTCATTCTTGTTCGAGAGCCTACCCATCCAAAGATATGCCAGAGGTATTTGAATGGGTGAAGGCTGAATATCCTTTGAAAGAAAGGAGAAACCCTATGGAAATACCCATAGTGTCACAAACACACGAAGGCATACGTGGCCTTGATGCTGACGTAGCCGAACTGTATGGCATTGCTATGCAGCTAGGTGACGATGGCAGACCAGTACGTTACGCTTACAAGTATCCACACACGGTCAAGTACCGACTGGTAGACGACAAGTCCAAGTCATGGACCAAGGATCGGGGCATGGGCATGAACCACCTGTTTGGTCCAGAGTTCAACGCAGGTACATCGCAACGTATCTATCTTACCGAGGGTGAGTTCGATGCTGCATCTTTGTATCAGATTCTTGGAAAGAGTTTTCCTGTTAAGTCACTACCATCAGCAAGTATCGGTGAGAAGTTCATAGCACACAACCACCTTTATCTGTCGTCCTTCAAAGAGATCATCTACGCAGGTGAGCTTGACCATGCAGGACGTAGGGCAGCTGACAAGTTGTACCAAGCATTTCCAGACAAGTTCTGGTATGTTCCTATGTCCAAGCACAAGGATGCCAATGACTTCTTGCAAGCAGGTGACGGTAAAGACTTGATGTGGGCAGCTAAGAAGCCTATGCGTTACAGCCCTGAGAACTTCTTCTGTTCCAGTGAGGACTTCTCTGCTGCATTGCGCACAGAGAATCCCTACGAGTATGTACCCACTGGTCACTCTGGTCTCGACGAAAAGATTCGTGGCATGGTGAAGGGTGGCCTGACGTTTATCAAAGCACCCCGTGGTACTGGTAAGACTGAGGTAATACGTTACTTTGAGACTGGCCTCTTGCATAACAAGGATGTCAAGGTAGCCCTCTTGCATATGGAAGAGATGAAGTCTACTACACTGCGTGCTATGGCTACATATGAACTAGGTGCCAACGTCCGTACCAAGGAGGATGCAGAACGTAATGGCTATACTCTTGATCAGGTTGAAGCAGCAGCAAACAAGATTGCTGACTCAGATAATAATAGGACAATCATCTTCGAGATGCAGTCTCACGACGATCCACTAACCCTGCTAGATTACACACGCATGGCAGTCACATCTTTCGGTGCTGACTTTGTGTTTGTTGATCACGTACAACGTCTGGCATACTTATCTAACTCTGGTGTTGATGGTGCTACTAGTACCTTGACTACACTTGGGTCACGTATGGCGCAGCTTGCTAAGGAGTTGAACATCGGTGTGGTATTTATATCACAGGTTAACGATGATGGACGTACAAAGTACGCAGCCTCTCTTGAAGAGGAAGCTATTATCTGTGTAAAGATCGAACGTGATACCGAGTCCGAGGATGAAATACTTCAGAACACCACTGAATTTATTGTTGACAAGAACCGTCCATTTGCTAAGTTGGGCAGAGCAGGTTCAGTCTACTATGATCCAGAGACAACGATCCTGAGTGAAGATGTACCTTACGAGAGGAGTGAAATAGCAGCATGATTGTATTTGATGTAGAGGCTGACGGACTACTTGATCAGGCTACAAAGATACACTGCTTGTCTTATACCTATGATGGTGAAAACTATACAACTTTGTATGATTACTCTGATATGCGTGATCTAATTTTAAACCAACGTGGTTTGATAGGTCACAACATTATTAGGTATGATGTACCACTTATGGAAAAGATCTTGGGTATCAAGGTGACAGCACGTCTCTTTGACACACTAGCTATGTCTTGGGTTATCAATCACACTCGTTCAGACAGTAAGCATGGACTAGAAGCTTATGGTGAAGATTTTGGTATACCTAAACCTAAGATAGACGATTGGGAAAACTTAACTAGGGAGGATTATGCACACAGATGTACGGAAGACGTAAAGATCAATTGGTACTTGTGGCGAGATGTTCTAAAAAGATTTATGTTCATCTACGGAGACAAATCGAAGCTAGACAGGTTCTTTCGTTATCTGGAGTTCAAGATGGATTGTGCTGCAGTAGCGGAACGTATCGGATGGAAGTTGGATCTAGAGTTGGCACAGAAGTGTGTGGACGATTTAACCCAGCAGAAGTCTGAGAAAGAGGTAGAGCTTATACAAGTTATGCCAAAGCGTAAGGTGACTACCAAGAAAAGAAAACCAAAGAATTGTTTTAAGCAAGATGGTTCTCCATCTGCTCACGGACAACGTTGGTTTGACCTTCTACAAGAACACAACTTACCTATGCACCATGATGAAGAGATTGAAGTTATTAAAGGTTGGGAAGAACCTAACCCTAACTCTCACGATCAGGTCAAGGAATGGTTGTATTCCCTTGGTTGGGAACCTGACTACTACAAATACGAAAAGAGTAAGGAGACTGGCGAAGAAAAAAAGATACCTCAAGTGCGTAGAGATGGAGAACTTACCGACTCAGTAAAACTAATTGCAGAAAGCAATCCTGCTGTAAGAGTTCTTGAAGGTTTGACTGTGATGCAACACAGACTTAAAATCTTTCAAGCATTTATTGAATGTGAACAAGATGGTTATGTCCATGCTGAGATTGCTGGACTTACCAATACTCTACGATTTAAACATAAGAAACCTTTGGTCAACCTTCCTGGGGTAGACAGGCCGTGGGGTAAAGAGATACGTGGCTGCTTGATTGCTCCAGAGGGTTACGTTCTTTGCGGTGCTGATATGACATCCCTTGAAGATACGACCAAGAGGCATTACATGTATCCATACGATCCAGCTTATGTGCATGAGATGTCTCAAAAAGGTTTTGACCCACACCTAGACTTGGCTAAACATGCAGGTGCTATCACGCAATCTGATATAGATGCCTATAACAGAAACGAACGAGACGACTTAAAAGCCATGCGTAAAAACTACAAAGTTGTAAACTACTCAGCTACTTATGGCGTAGGTGCAGCTAAGTTATCTCGTACTACTGGTATGGCTATCCCACACGCACAGTCTTTGCTTGATGCTTATTGGGAACGTAACTGGTCAGTCAAAAAATTTGCTGACGATCAGAAGGTTCGTAAGATCAATGGTGAGATGTGGGTACAAAACCCTGTCAGTGGTTTCTGGCATTCGCTTCGTTATGAGAAAGATGTATTCTCTACGCTTAACCAGTCCACTGGTGCCTACTGCTTTGACAAATGGGTTGCGTATTACAGAATGCGTAGACCAAACATCATTGGTCAGTTTCATGACGAGTCTATCAACCTAGTAAAACAAGGGGAACAAAATGAACACAGTGACGCATTAAATTGGGCTATTGAAAAACTTAATAAAGAACTTAAATTAAATGTTGACTTAGGTATTGATATCCAATATGGTCAACGTTATAGTGACGTACACTAACAATGGAGGGCCAAATGGCTACACGTAAAGTAAAATTATCTGGTATTGCTGAATGGGCAAAAGTATTCTCACAAAATCGTGACATGGAAGGTTTCGATGGTGTGTATAAAGATCATAATGGTGCTTGCACTATTGATCTTATTATGGACGATGACAACCTTGCTGCACTCAAGGCTTCACGTTCTATGAAAAAGGGGTCTGCTGATCCGCAAGGACGTGGAACTAAGGTTAAGTTTATACGTAAATTTGATACAGGAAGGGATTGGGATAGTGGTGCGCCTATTGTTTCTTGGGCTGATGGCAGCTCTTACAACTTTGATACCGATGGCTATATTGGTAATGGATCTACAGTAGAGGTAGAGTTGTCTGTTTACGACACTAGCCGTCCTAATATTGTCGGTACACGACTAGATAAAGTTATAGTAATTGACAAGGTTGATTACGTACAGGATACTGGATCAGGTGATACTTCGCCACCTGTCTCAGTGGATAATAAACAAAGCGAAGTGTTGTTTTAACCTCCTCCCAAAACAACTAGTGGCCCCCTTCGGGGGGCTACCTTTTAAGGAGATAACATGAAAAAGATTGATACATTAGTTGAAGACCTTGAGTCCGTGATCTACGGTCAAGGCGGCTGGAACGGCACTATAGGTTCTATGCTAGGCAACAACATTGCGATGTCTGCCAACAAAAGATTTAGTAAACCTCAGGAGCCTCGTGGGTATCTATCTCTTTCGTCTATTGGCACACCATGTAAACGTAAGCTTTGGTACAAAGTAAACAAGCCTGGATTTGGTGAGCCACTCAGTGCTAATTTACTTCTTCGTTTCTTTTACGGAGACATGATTGAAGAACTAATACTGTCGATGGTTTTAGCATCAGGACACAGTATGAAAGGTTCTCAAGACAAACTCAACGTTCATGGCATACGTGGTCACCGTGACTGTGTGATCGACGGTATGACTGTAGATGTTAAGTCTTGTAGTCCATATGCTTTCAAGAAGTTTAAAGAGGGTACACTACGTGAGAATGATGCCTTCGGTTACATCAGCCAACTTAGTTCCTACGTCTATGCAGGTAAAGATGACCCACTTGTAACTGACAAAACACATGGGGCATTTCTTGCCATTGATAAAGTCAGTGGTGAGATTTGCTTAGACATCCATGACTTCACAAAGGATCTTGAGACTAAAGAGCAAGAGATGCTTGCGGCTAAAGAGCTGGTAGCAGGTGACCTACCTGCAGATCGTATTCAACCTGTACCTGCAAGCAAGGCAAGTCCCAATACTAAATTGGACAAGTCTTGTCAATTCTGCGAGTACAAGAAAGTTTGCTGGCCTAACCTACGTATGTTCAAGTACTCATATGGTATTGAATACCTTGTTCACGTAGAAAAGGAACCCAAGGTTGAAGAGGTGTTCGATGACACGGGCAGCTAAAGCTAAGGGCCGAACTGGGCAGAACGAAATTAGGGACAAGATATTACAATCCTTTCCTGATCTTGAACCTGATGACGTTAAGTCCACTACTATGGGGGACACTGGGGAAGATATCCAGTTGTCCCCTGCAGCTAGAAAAAAGATTCCTATTACTATTGAAGTCAAACGTAGAAAGTCTGGAATGAAGATGGCCTACGATTATATTGAGCAAGCCCGTAAGCATGGCAAGGGAGAACCAGTTGTATTCTTTCGGGCAGATAGAAAAGAGTGGATAACTATGGTCAGCCTTGACCATTACATGGAGTTGTTAAAGAGATGGAAGTAAAGATATGGGGGGTTACTGAAGGTCCAATAGCTATTGAAGAAGTATCTGAATTAGAACTTGAATATGCTCCTGAAGGATCTAAGTATTTTATGGTATGTAGAACAGAAATAGATGGTGTAGTTGGTGAAGATAACTTTTGGTTTGAAGACTTTGATGATGCTTATGAATGGAAGAAGCATTTTATGAAGAGTATTGATCCAATTGTGATTGACATGAGTGGCACTAGTGCGTATAACTAGGGGTCTTTCGAATGAGGTTTGAGCTGTCAATAAAAATTAAAGTAGATCCCGATGCTAACTTTCTTGAGACTTTCGGGGATAACTCTGATGTGATAAGAGAACTAATCGAAGCTAGTCTATATGATATAGACGATGTAATTGTGGAAGAATGTGAGGTAAAGAATGTTGAATGAATCAGACTTAGAAGCTTGGAATTATTACAACGAAGCTTTCAAAGAACGTATGACTATGGATCAATACCAAAAGGCAGCAGCTAAAACTGCTATCTATAACAGTACTCATAGCATACTCTACCCTGCCCTTGGTTTAGCAGGTGAGGCAGGTGAAGTTGCAAACAAAGTTAAGAAGATGATTCGTGACAATAACTTCGATCGACAAGGTATTGCTGCAGAGATTGGTGACGTGTTGTGGTACTTAGCAGCACTGTCTCGTGATCTTAATATTGACCTACATGACATCGCTTTTAAGAACCTAGAGAAACTCTACGGTCGTAAAGCACGAGGTACACTTTCAGGTTCAGGAGATAAGAGATGAGTAATCAACTTCCAACAGACTATCAATCTTTTATTCACAAGTCACGGTATGCTAAATACTTTGATGGTTATGGACGTGAGTCATGGGATGATACAGTAACACGTTACTCTACTAACGTCATTTCTGACAAGGTAGATGCTGATACTAAGTATGAGATTGAGCAAGCTATCCTTGGCCTAGAGATCATGCCTTCTATGAGAGCTATGATGACAGCTGGCCCTGCTCTTGATCGTGATAATACTGCAGGTTACAACTGTTCATATTTACCAGTAGATGATCCTAAAAGTTTTGACGAAGCTATGTACATCCTTCTCTGTGGCACTGGGGTTGGCTTCTCTGTAGAACGACAATATATTAAAAAGCTACCAGAGGTTCCACAACTGTTTGAGAGTGACACGACAGTCGTCGTAAAGGACAGCAAGGAAGGTTGGGCAAAAGCTTTCCGTCAAGTCTTAGCATTGCTGTGGGCAGGTGAGATTCCTAAGTGGGATGTCTCTCGTGTACGTCCTGCAGGTGCAAGACTAAAAACCTTTGGCGGTAGAGCATCAGGCCCAGCGCCTTTGGTTGAACTGTTTAATTTCGCTGTGTCTACTTTCAAGAATGCACAAGGTCGTAAGCTCTCAAGCATTGAGTGCCATGACTTGATGTGTTTTATTGGGCAGATCGTTGTGGTTGGTGGTGTACGCCGTAGTGCTATGATCTCTCTATCTAATCTAAGTGATGACCGTATGCGTCACGCTAAGTCTGGTCAATGGTGGGAGACAGCAGCTCACCGTGCACTAGCTAACAACTCTGTATCTTATACAGAAAAGCCTGACATAGAAACATTCATGCGTGAGTGGACAGCTCTGGTTGAGTCTAAATCAGGAGAACGAGGAGTATTCAATCGTGAAGCATCTAAGAAACAAGCTGCAAAATATGGTAGACGGGATAGTGATTACGACTTCGGTACAAATCCTTGCAGTGAGATCATCCTTCGCCCGTATCAGTTCTGCAATCTTACCGAGTGTGTCGTACGTGCTACAGATACTATTGAGGATCTGGAAAGAAAAGTCCGTCTGGCAACAATTCTGGGGACTATCCAATCCACGTACACAAAGTTTCCATATCTGCGAAAGGTGTGGAGAGACAACACAGAGGCCGAACGACTGCTTGGTGTGTCACTCACGGGGATAATGGACAACCCGCTACTGACTACAAAAAATAAGGGACTCGATGAAACACTTACTTACCTTCGCCAAGTGGCTGTTACTACTAATGCTGAGTGGGCTGATCGTCTTGGTATCCCTGTATCTGCTGCTATTTCTTGCGTCAAGCCAAGTGGGACTGTTTCTCAGTTGGTTGATTCAGCGTCTGGAATACATGCTCGCCACTCACGGTTTTACATTAGGACTGTACGAGGAGACAACAAAGATCCTCTTACTCAGTTCATGAAAGATCAAGGCATTCCTCATGAACCTTGTGTGTTCAAGGGTGACACTACTACAGTGTTTAGCTTTCCTCAAAAGTCACCTAACAAAGCTATAACTCGTAACGATATGACAGCTATCGAACAGTTAGAGATGTGGTTGGCTTACCAACGTAACTGGTGTGAGCATAAACCTAGTGTGACTATCTCAGTGCGTGACCACGAGTGGCTAGACGTGGGTGCATTTGTTTACAAACACTTTGATGAGATGTCTGGTGTGTCCTTCTTACCACACTCTGATCATACTTATCAGCAAGCACCATATCAAGATTGCACTGAACGTGAGTACAAAGAACTTTTTAAGTTAATGCCAAAACGTATTGACTGGTCTAAGCTTTCCGAGTATGAGCAAGAGGACAATACTGTAGCAATGCAAACAATGGCTTGCTCTGGTGATGTATGCGAAATCGTAGACCTAACTTAGGGTCTATACCTTCACCCTGCGTAAAAGTCTGTCGAATAGAAGATGGATACTGCGCAGGGTGTAAAAGAACTATTGACGAAATCCGTGATTGGATGATAATGTCAGAGTATGAGCAGAATAAACTGCTGTACGAATTAAAATGGAGACAGTCTTTTGGGACCAGTTAGAAAAAAGTTTAGCCGTGCTTTGTACGAAGCATATGATTCACAAGCTAAGGACGCCTTGGTGCAGTACCTTACAAAGAAGGGGCATGTATTAGTCAACACTGAAGAGAACTACCAAGTAGATGTTGTCTCTCAAAAACATGGCTACACATACTTCAATGAAGCTGAGGTCAAGGTAGCCTGGGAAGGTGACTGGCCTACGAACTGGACAGAGATACGTATTCCAGAACGTAAGCAACGCCTACTTGATAAGTATCAAGGTGAGAACGGAGTACTTAACTTCTACGTCTTTCGTAGAGACCTCAAACAAGCTTGGCGTATCAGAGACTTCCTGCTAACCCAAGAGAGTCTTGGTGAAGCAAAGGGCAGATACATCAGACCAGGTGAGTTGTTCTTCCATATCCCATATACAGAAGCGGAGTTGATCATACTATGACAGATAACGTGAACAAGCCTCCTCATTATGGTCAAGGTAACATTGAGTGTATTGATTACATCAAAGACATCTTGACAGACGAGGAACTTATTGGTTATTATCGGGGTAACGTTGCGAAGTACTTACATCGTTGGCGTTACAAAAATGGTTTAGAGGATTTAAAGAAATCAAGATGGTACCTAGAAGCACTTATACAGCATCAAAGCAGAAAATGAAACCGTTTAACGAAGGCTATGAGGCCTTTATTAAAGGTAACTTGGGTAATCCCTACCAAGTTAATACAAAAGATAATAGGGATTGGGAGATGGGCTTTAATAAAGCCTACTTCAAAAACAAGGAGCTAGTAATTGAAAGAGAGCTTAGAGAAAGAAGCAAAAAAGTTTTCTCAGAGAAAACGTAAAGCTCCTACAACAAAAAGCCTGACTGCAAGAATCTACTTGGCGGGTCAGGCTTTAACTGGTCTGTTGGCAGGGGCAAGGTCGAGTAACGATATGCGAGAAATAAAACGGCAAGCATATGATTGGGCAGATTATATGCTAGACGATGATACATAAAAAGAGGGGGCTTGATGCCCCCTTTTTTAAAAGTTTGTTATCGTTGAACTCCAATCGTCGTAGGTGTCTACTAAACCTTTGATCTTTAGCAGTTGTTGATAACCATCCTCCATCTCTAAAATCTTTTCCATCTTTTGGTCATAGGTATCAAGACCACTAAAATCAAATGGTAATAGATCCAAAACCTTTTCTGTCGTCTTTTTATTTCTACTAAGTCTACGAACAATATCCATGCTCTGAGGCACTACACCACCATTTTCCATTTGGTCTAGCACCATAGCCTTGGCATTATCACTTATCTTTTTAACTACTTGTTCCTTTTCCTCCTGTGAATAAGATGTAAAGTAGTCTGGGTTTGCAGCCATTGCTAGTTCAGCTTGTATCTGCAGTGCAGGAGCTAGTAATCCATCCACATAGTTTTTTACTTTAGCAGGTCCATCAAAACGTACTTGGGTAAAGATATTGGCACCTGCTGAGTTAAATATAGACTCAACTAGGTTAGGGTTTTTACCAGATCTAACCATAAGTTGCTTACCAATATCTACATCTTTACCAGAAGCAAATCCTCTTGTTGGTGTAGCTCTACGTTCTAGATCCTCTACCCCACTAAATGGATTTAACTGATTTATATAACGACCTGCATCATTAAAAAACTTATTACCTTGACGTAGATCAGGATTCATCTCTGCATTGTTAAACATTCCGTATGCAGTGTTTACTGGGTCAAGGTGACGAGTAAAGCCTGAAGCTATTTTAGAACCAGATGCAGCAAGTATACTGTAGGCTAGTGGGCCATAGTCACCTTCTTTTGCCATCTGCCAAGATCTATTCATTGAGTTGCCTAGATCGTCAAGATCACGTAGTGCTTGTCCTGGACCTACTTGTACAGTAAGATCAACCCAAAGATCGTCTGGGATAGCCCCCATAAACTTTTGACGGAAGTCACTGTCAGTCAACAACCGTTGTCCAACCTTGGCCATATCCATTTCACCAGTCTCAAGCATACCATGTCCAATAGCTTGGCTGGTAGCTCTAACAAGAGACATTGGCCACTCAAATTCACGGTTTCTTACTGTACCGTCAGGCTGTCTATCTTGCTTCCAAGTTAGACCACTCTGTATTCTTTCGATAGCATTGTCGTCAGTGTCAGCTTCAAATCCAATCTGACCACCAACACCGTAACTAACTGCACCCCAACCTACAACCATTTTTGCAAATAGTTCTGCACCATCTTCTGTTACAGGATCTACTTGCTTACCAATAGTTTTAGCTCCTACGTATCTAAAATAGTTTACACCACTTAGATCACCTGCAGTTGCAACAGTTGTGTTTAGGAAGCTACCAAATGGTACAACATAACCACCAAGAGAACGGTTAGTAATTGTTTCAATAAACCTTGCAGACTTTCTCATAAAGTTTGTAGCAGGTAGAGTAGACCAGTTTACAGAAGCTGTTTCTCTCATAGTACGGTATGCAGCTTGTTCCATAATTTCACGGAACTCTGCTGTAGCCATTTTAAATTCTACATCAGGGTCAGAGAAAAATTTTTCGGGAGTTATTCCATACTTTTTCATAATCCCCTGATTAAGATTTGTACCAAAGGCAAAACGTTTAGTGAGGTTATCTTGAAGTCTAGCCAGTGTTAAGGTCTGTACACCCTTGGTGTAAGCATCAGCTGCTGCCCAGATTTTATTATCTTTGTCGATATTAAACATGGCCATAGAGTCATTGACACCACCATCACCTGCAACATCTCTAAATAATTTTTCAGCTATCTTAGGGTTCATATCAAGAACAGCATCAGCATATTCAATAGGGATATCTGGAGATACTCCATCTGCCATTCTACGAATTACTCCACCCCACTCACCATAAGCTCTGTTATAAAACTTTACAGCTGCCTCTTCGTTACCTAGACCTTTCATAATAGCACCCCTAGTAAGGTCAATGGCACCAGTTACAAAGTCTGCAGCAGTATTTAGTGAAACAAGTGTTTTAAAACCTTGGAGGTTAGCACCAGTTGTAGATAGGTGAGAAGTAATTAGTCGTTTGTACATAGACAAAGCAGCTTGGTTATGCTTCGGACCTTCAGAGGGCTGTACTCTTTTGTACAGCTCAAGCA